TATCAAAACGCCTGGCGACGGGCTGATCATCTTCCAAGGTCTGCAAAGTCATACGGCAGACAGTATCAAGTCCCTCGAAGGGTTTGACCGGGCATGGATCGAAGAAGCGCAATCAATCAGCGCCTACTCGTGGCGTATGCTGCGCCCGACCTTCCGAAAGCCTGGATCAGAGGTATGGGCAAGCTGGAACCCATTTTCGGCAGAAGATGCCATTGACGAGTTCTATCGCGGCGCAGGGTCGAACAGATCGGACCTCGTGGCCGTTCGCGCCAACTGGTCAGACAATCCGTGGTTCGATGACGGCACATTGCCAGTCGAGCGCGAGGAAGACCGCAGGGCGCGCCCTGACGAGTACGATCATGTGTGGGAAGGCGAATATCTCTCCATCTCGGACGCGGTGATCTTCAGAAACCGTGTCACGATCGAAGAATTCGACACGCCTGCCGACGCTGAATTCTATCTAGGGGGCGACTGGGGCTTTGCTAGAGACCCATCCGCGTTCGTGCGCTGCTTCATTCTTGATGACGCACTCTATATCGACCACGAAGCCGGTGACGTGGGCATCGAAATGGACGAGTTGCCGAGTGAGATGCGGAAGATCCCCGGCGCCGACTTATGGCCATGGAAAGGCGATAATGCGCGCCCTGAGACGATCTCGTATCTGGCGAACCGGCATCGCTTCAAAATTACCGCAGCAGACAAGTGGAAGGGCAGCGTCGAAGACGGCATTGCTCGCCTGAAGGCGTTTCGCAAGATCGTCGTCCATCCTCGTTGTGTAAACGTAGCGCAGGAGTTTCGGCGCTACTCCTACAAGGTCGATCCGAAAACCGAGCGTATTCTGCCGATAATCGCTGACGCCTGGAACCACTGGATAGACGCGCTTCGCTACGCATTGGACGGTGTGATCCAGAACCGCCGCAAAATCCCAGCTTTCACAAATCACGACCTCTCTCGCATTTGAAGGAAAGTCATGTTCGGACGCGTAGCGACACCTTCAGTCGAACGGAAAGAGCCCAGGCTGTCAGCGCCCGTCTCACGCGAGATGATGACGTTCTCGCGTGAGGATGCCCGAGAGATAGGGCGGGCGAAGTCCAAGACAGAAGGGATTTTCACTCCTTACAAGCCCTTGAAGGGGGTTATCCCTGACGCGGCCACTTCGACGCTAGCCATGGATAGCGCCTTCACTGTCAATTACGCGTCCGCGCTTAACAATATGGTTGCTGACGGCGTGGCTTTCCTCGGCTATCCGCGCCTTGCTGAAATGGCCCAACGAGTTGAATATCGTCACATAGTCGAGACCCTTGCGGACGAGGCAACGCGTGAGTGGATTGAATTCAAGGCGGTAGGGGATCAAGACAAGAAAGAGCGGATCAAGGAGCTCGCCGACGAGTTCGAGCGTCTTTGCGTGTGCGATGTTTTCAACAGACTAGCTTGCCTGGACGGCTTTTACGGGATCGGGCAGCTCTACCTAGATACCGGCCCAGATCGGTTGAGTGCCGATCTGGGTACGCCTCTGCTTTTGGAGCCTGAGACCTTCCCGGTTGGCTCACTCAAGGCCCTCACGCCTGTAGAGCCGGTGTGGACGAGCCCCAATGAGTATAATGCGGCCGATCCGCTGCGCTCCGACTTCTATCGCCCCACGCGCTGGTGGGTGCAGGGCGCGAATGTGCACCACACGCGTCTTATCCGCTTTGTATCGCGCGAACTGACGCAACTTCTGGCGCCTTCGTATAATTTTGGCGGCCTTCCCCTCACCCAGATAGCAAAGCCATATGTCGATAATTGGGTCAGAACCCGTCAGTCTGTATCGGATCTGATCAACGGCTGCTCAATCGTTAACCTTCAGACTGACATGAGTGCGGCCTATCAGACCAGCGGGATCGAAGGTCTGATTAATCGCATAGAGAGTTTCATTAAGTTTCGCGACAATCGGGGCGTCTTCCTGACTGAAAAGGAGAAGGAAGACCTCCAAATACTCTCGGCAAACCTTTCCGGGCTCGACAAGCTGCAGAATCAGGCGCTGGAACAGATCTGCGTCGTTGCACAAATGCCGCTCGTGAAATTCGCGGGTATCTCCCCTTCGGGCCTGAATGCTTCATCCGAAGGAGAAATTCGCGTCTGGTATGACCGCGTGAAGTCATATCAGGAGAGCTTTTTCCGGCCGGGTCTCAAGATCGTAATGCATGCGGCCATGCTCAATCTTTGGGGCGAGATTGATCGTGGGATCACTTTTGACTTCATTCCGCTCTGGCAGATGGATGAGGCGGCGAAGGCAGCCATTGAAAAGACGAAGGCCGACATTGATGCGCAGAATATCGAGGCTGGGGTGATTTCGAATAGCGAGGGGCGACGCAGGCAAGCGAACGATCCCGATAGTATCTACGCGGGCATAGATCTGGCAGGCCCCGGTTTCGAGCCGCTCGCAGAGGAAGAAGGCGAAAACGCCCCCTTGAATGGCGGGATCGAGCATTTGCCGGATCCCGCGAGCGCAGATATCGGAAGAAGTGGAGTGTAGCCCATGGCTCGCTTGCAGGAAACCCCGCGGGCAAAGCGCAGGAAAACACTCACGCCTATTCAGGCGAATGCGGGGGTGGAGGCCGAATACCAGCGCGCACTGATGCGCGAAGTAGACGCTATGCAAAAAAGCTTGGAATGGTGGATCAGGGCACGTTATCGGCCCGTTGCCACGGGTATCGCTGCAGACGCCTCGCCATTCGCAGAACTCCAGCACATGCTGGATCGACTTATCGGCAAGTGGCGGGCCCACTTCAACGAGGTGTCAGCGCATCTGGCTTCAGCCTTTGTCGAAAACGTATCGGGCCATACCGACGCTTCCATGGTGCGCGGCTTCAGAGAGGCTGGCATGACGATCAAGTTTCGACCAACCCAAGGGGTGCAGCAGGCGATCAAAAGCTCGGTCGCAGAGAATGTGTTGTTAATCAAGTCGATAGGCGAGCAGCACCTCAACGAAGTGGGGCAGCTTGTGCAACGGGCCGTTCAGAACGGCGGCTCGCTCGGCGATCTCACCAAAGATCTGCAATCCCGATACGGGATCACCAAGCGTCGGGCTGCTTTCATCGCACAGGATCAAAACGCAAAAGCTACTACCGCGATCCGAAAGCAGCGACAAATCGAGACTGGCCTGTATGAGGCTGAATGGGTTCACAGCTCCGCTGGGCGCCACCCTCGTGCAAGCCACGTCAAGGCCGGCCGCGACAAGCTCAAGTTCGACATCCGCAAAGGTGCTGAAATCGATGGGGAGTGGATCATGCCAGGCCAACTCCCTCGCTGCCGTTGCACTTGGCGGCTACTACTGCCGGAGTTCGACGCATGATGTTGTCCATAGCCCTCTACTGTAATTCTGGGCGCGTCTCGACAGAGTTTGAGGAGAAGCGATGAACGACATTCTCGCTTACGACAGGATGGGTAGCGTCCGAACTTTCGACCAGGACGGTCGATTGCGTGTCGAACGAACGCCGATAAGCAAGGCGAATGTTTGCTCGTATCGCGGTAACGAGATCCCAAAATGGGACACTCTCGGCCTCGACCCCGAACGAATTTACCGCCTCCTACGCGATCCGGCAGAGCTTGAGCGCGGCGCCCCCACCTTCAACGGGCTGCCGGTTCTGGAGGAACATCACCATGTTACGGCAGTCAATCCCCGCCGTGACCTGGTAGTCGGCACGACCGGCAATGAGGCGTCCTTCGAGGCGCCTTTTTTGTACAACAGCCTCGTCGTCTGGGACGGCCAGGCTATCGACCGCATCAAGTCGGGCGAACAGCGCGAGCTTAGCAGCGCCTATCGCTACGACGCCGACATGACGCCCGGGACATACCAAGGCGATCAGTATGACGGCGTGATGCGCAATATCAGCGGCTCGCATGTCGCTGTGGTCCCAACAGGCAGAGCCGGGCCAGACGTTCTGGTTGCGGATGCCCAACCCGAAAGCATGAAGATGCCGAAGAACACGAAGCTTCGTGACAAGCTGCTTGCATCCGTACGCCCGTTCCTCGCGAACGATGCGGATATGGATGCGTGCAAGAAGGCCATGGACGATGATCTTGATGACACCACCGCGACGGACGACGCCGATTTCGACGTAATGGCGCAGAAGATGCGCGATGCCGGGATGTCCGAAGACGATATCACGGCATGTCGTGCCATGTGCGAGGCTCAGGCTCAGGCTAAGGATACCGATGAGGAAGTGCGACGTGAGAAACTACGGGCAGCAGGCCTTAGCGACGACGAGATCGAGAAGTGCGTGGGCGCCCTTACGGCAACTGCGACAGACGAGAGTGAGGAAGAGCGCTTGGCCCGCGAAGCCGAAGCCGCCCGCCTGTCGGACGAGGAGCGTTCGCAGAAGGAAAAAGAAACCCGAGAGCGAGAGGCAGCCGGCGTTCGACAGGAAGCCGAGAAGCGCAAAACCGCAATGGACGCCGCACTCGTCAAGGTCGCTCGTGAGACGGAAGCCCGCACAATCAAGCGCATGAATGATCTTCACATTGCACGCGATTCCGTGAAGCCTTTCGTCGGCAGCGTCGCGATGGATAGTGCGGAAGGGGTCTACGGTTTTGCTCTCAAAAAGGAAGGCTACGACCTGACGGGCATCCCAGGGAGCGCCTTTCGCGCAATGTTCATGCAGCACGCGAAGAATAAGGCAGCCGCATCAGCCGCCCCCAAGCTCGCGGCAGATAGCGCCGCTTCCCTCGGGTTCCTGGACAAATTCCCCGGCCTCAAGGCCGTCAGCGTAAAGGCGTAAACAGATGCCCTTCCAGAATCAGGTTTACCAAGAGCCCGCAATCGGCGTGCCTGGGGATTTCGCTTCGAACAATCCATACGCTAACGTTCTTGCAGGCGAAGGCGCTCTCGTAGCCGGCAACGGCGGCGCGAACGTCGCCGCATTCGGCTGGATCCAGGCGGACGGGGCCACGGTTCTCAACGTACCAGCTTCCACGGCTTATGTCGTTTCCGGCATCGCCGTAAACGCTGCGGGTACCGGCTACGCCAGTGGCGACAAGTTTACCTTCACCGGCGGTTCGGGCACGGTCACCACGGTTGGAACAAACGGAGCGGTCACGGCGGTGTCACTTGGAGCCGCCTCCCCCGTGAGCACTTCCCCTGCCGGAACTGGAGTCGCAACTACGTCAACGGGTGCAGGGACCGGGCTGACCCTCAACGTGACGGCCAGTCAGACCGCATCGGGCGCGCCCGACGGGTTCATCCATCGTGAACTTCAGGCGCTGATCGCAGACATCTACGACGAAGCCTCTATGACCATTCCCCAGGGATACATGGTGTCCTTGTTTGCCGCTGGCGACTTCTTCGCATCTTCCTCAACCGCGGCAACGCGCGGTCAGAAGGTATTTGCCTCAACGAGTAACGGCTCGATCAGCACCGCATCCGCAGGCGCGTCAGTAAGCGGAGCGATCGAGACGAAATTCTACGTCGCATCCGGCGCCGCCGCAGGCGAGACCATCAAAATCAGCACATGGGATCACGCATAATGCCCGACTTTCAAGCTCAGTTCGAGATCCTGCGGGATCGCGGCTTCGTAATGCCAGACGGCGAGGTCATTCTCGAAAGTAACGACCTTCTTGCCTCCGATGCGATCGCCATGGATGCACAGCCCGCCCTCTCCACGACAGCAAACGCGGGCATCCCCGCATTTATGAACGCCTACGTGGATCCCAAACTGATCACCGTCGCCTTCACACCCATGCGTGGAGCCGAAATCGGCGGCGAAGTGAAGAAGGGAGATTTTGCCACCGATACCGCGATTTTCCCGATGATCGAGACGACTGGCCAAGTCTCCAGCTACGGAGACTGGAACAACAACGGAACGGTCAACCTGAACCCGGACTTTCCCGACCGTCAGGCATACCACTACCAGGTCTTCGCGCGCTGGGGTGAGCGCCAGATCGAGAAAGCGGGCAAGGCTCGCATCCAGTGGGTTGCTGGCTTGCGGCAGTCAGCTTCTCTCAAGCTGAACAAGTTCCAGAACCAGACGTATTTCTACGGCGTAGCGGGTATACGGAACTATGGGTATCTCAACGACCCTCGTCTACCTGCTGCGATCGCTCCCGTCGCCAAGGCTGCGGGCGGCACTTCATGGAACGCCGCCACCCCGCTGGAAGTCTCGAATGACGTGATTGACCTGATCAATCAGTTGCGTGAACAGTCGGGCGGTATCGTTGATACCGACAGCGAGATCACCATCGGACTGTCGCCCACGCGGGCAGGCATCATGACGAAGCCAAATGAATATGGCCTCTCAGCCTGGGACCAGCTCAAAAAGCAGTATCCGGGGCTGCGATACGTCCAGGCCGTGGAATTTGGTGACGCACCCGGTATGGCCGTCCAGACAATCATTGCGGTTGCGAAGGACTTCGACGGCCAGCAGGTCAGCGAGGCGGCCTTTACTGAGAAGCTCCGGACCCACGCGGTCATTCAGGAGGCTTCGGGGTGGCATCAGAAGGTTTCACAGGGCACCTGGGGTGCGATCATCTATGTCCCGGCGGGCATTGCAACAATGGCAGGGGTTTGATCATGAGCGAGACGCGCACGGGAAGCCCGGTCACGGTCGGATGCAAGCTTCCGAACGGCCTTGTTCTTAAGGTCGGAGAGAAAAAGCTGATGTTGAAAGGCTCAAACTCATCCCGTGTTGTCGGGGGGTACGGACTTACCTCCGTGCCATCCGATCTTTGGGACGCCTGGGCCAAAGCGTATGCAGGGAGCCCCTTCATCACGCGGAATTTGGTTTTTGCCCAAACTTCGGCCACCCGGGCCGAAGGTCAGGCGAATGAACAGGCGTCCGTGAAATCAGGGCTCGAGCCAATCGACCCGAGCAAAGCTCCCGCCGGGATCGAAAAGGCGGAGAAGTGAAGCATGCCGGTAGCGACGCTTGATTATGATCAGTGGTCAGCGCGCTACCCGGCGCTCGCGACCCATGTGAGCGAGGGGCAGGCCTCAACATACTTTGTTGAGGCAGGTCTCTATCTAGACAACACAGAAGCAAGCCCCGTTCAGGACGCGAACGCTCGTGGTATTTATCTCGGAATGCTCACTGCACACATCGCTCAATTGAACCTACCCTCTTCGGCCGGAGGAAACGGCGCAGGATCGGTAGGGCGTGTTGCGAGCGCCACGCGCGGCTCAGTGTCAGTAGGGCTCGATATGGGGCAGCAACCCGGATCGGCAGCGTGGTTTCTTCAAACGCAATACGGCGCGGCATTCTGGCAAGCAACTGCGTGGCTGCGTACGGCACGCTATGTGAACATCCCCTACAGGCAAAGACAGGTGTATCCCTGATGGCTACTCGAATTCTCAGAGGCGGGGATAAGCTCAAAAAAGCGCTGGAGGATCTCGCTAAAAAAGTCGGTCGGGGCGGATCCGTAAGCATCGGGTTTTTCGAAGGTCAAGAATACCCAGACGGCACCCCGATAGCGAAGGTGGCTTCAATTCAGGAGTTTGGTGCGAAAGTCGAGGTCGAGGCGCATGAGCAAACGCTTTACCGCTCTCTCGCAAAGGATGGATCTCTCAACAAGGGCGGACGCTTTGTCAAGGCGGAGAAATCCAACTTCGCAACTACGCACTCAGTTGAAGCTCACGAAATTATAATCCCTCCCCGCCCGTTCATGCGCAACACGATTTCTGAATATCAAGATCGCTGGGGCGATGTCTTGGCCGCCTCCCTCAAGGAGGCTGATTATGACCTCTCCAAATCCCTGAATGCGATGGGAGAGGTAATCTCTGACCAGATGAGAGACTCCCTTGACCAGATCGAGCCGGGCAACGCGCCCAGCACGATCAGGGCAAAAGGTTTTGATAAACCGCTCGTCGATACTGGCACAATGAGGCGAGCCATCTCTCACGAGGTGTCCGATGATTGACGTGTTCGGCCTGGCCTCTGGCGCGCTGGGGATCGTCAACCCGGCCACAACCGTCACGGTGAAGTGCTCGGATGGGCAAACGATCGAGCCTGACGGGTCGGTCACGCGCAAGACGTTCACCCTCACGGTTCAGGCAGACATTCAGGCCGTTTTAGCGGGCGATCTCGAGCATGTGGCCAGCATCAACCAGCAGGCTGATATGCGCGCCGTCTATATCCGGGGCGGCCTCAAGGGCCTTTCACGCCCGCTGCAAGTTGGCGGCGATCTTCTCAATTTCTACGGCTCTGACTGGCTCGTAACGCAGCCGGTCGAGGAATGGGGTTTCGGCGAATGGTCCAAAGTGATTG